ACGACCGTTTAGCTTGGTTTCAGTTGTTTTAATAGCTTCAAAGAACTTTTTACGTTGTATTTTACCACATTTCTTAAACTCTGCTAGTTGCTCTTGTGGTTTACGAAGTGTTTTAGCAAGACTTTCATTTTCACTAAACCTAATTAATGTAGTACCTTTTACTTCTAATCCAGTACCATCACGTTTTTGTTTTTGTGGATCAAATACACTAGTAACATAGTGTCCTAGTTTCCTAGTCTTTGTGTTGTATGTCCAAAGTTCTTCTGCTTTAATGATATCAGCAGGGTTAATACTAACAAGAGCTAATTTTTCATCTGATTTGTTATATTTTATTTTTGATACTAGCTTTTCAGCACTCTTTGGTTTTACTTTACGAGGTTTTCTTGTAAGTTTACCTTGTGCTATTACCATATCACAAGCATCACATACAGCTTTTAAAACTTTATGCTTCTTTTTAATATCATCTTTTGAGAAAATAGCATATGACTCTTGTAGTTGATCTGCCCAATCTACTTCTTGTTCTGTCATAGAACGTCTAGCTGTAGCTGAAGGAGGATTTAAGAATTCTTCCAGTTCTAACATTTCCCCATCATAAAAGTTTTTAATAATTTTAGCATGATTAGGTTTGGCGTCTACTTTCTTTAACTCATTAAGAGGGCTAAATGTTTTTAAATCTATTTCTTCAATAGGTTTTTCAATAATATCATCTAAAGGATATGACATTTGCATCGCCGCGGTGTGTAATCTTTCTTGTATTGTTGGGACTCGAGTGTTTACTTTCTTCTTATCTTCTTCTTTTTTCTCTATTATATTAATTTTACCTTTTTCAATAGCTTCGGCAATTCTTACTTTAACCCACTCACTAGCAGGTCTTATGTTTCCTGTTGTTCCAGCACAGGTTTGCCAATAGTCATCTTCTTTTTGATTAAAATCTGGCATACCTTGAAGTAACATACGGCACAATATTGCCGCGGTTGAACTAATAATAAAGTGATCCGCGGCCTTGGCCGCTCTAATATCCTCTTTTGAGTACCCGTTCTTTTCCATCCATAAAAAAGCAAATGGGTAAAGATCTGAAGATTTATACTCTCTATAGTACCATTCGTGACTCCATGTACGTTTACGGTGATACTGCTCTCCTGTTAGATCCTCCCAACCTTCCCATTTAGGCTCTAATGACTTATCAGAGGTACGTCTATTGACTACTCTTTTGGCTTTTCGTTTTCTTTGACCGTTTGTAGCTGTTAATCCCAAGTTAATTCTCCTTTGTACTGCTTATATATAAAGGTTTCAAAATTTTATGTGATTTATGGCAAAACACACTTATTAAACTATGAGTATAACATCACAAGGAAATTTGTCAACCGATAAATAATAGTATCGTAGAATAGGAAAAAATATGCCAAGAATCTCACTATGGAAACCAAATAGAACGTTTGATTACAGTTTTCATGATAATAGAATTAGAGAAATGTTCACAATCGGTGGTACTGGTGTTAACATTCACAAGTATTTAGGTACTTTCGAACAAGAGGCTGGCGACACTACCCAGCCCAAGTATGATACTATTACAGAAAATCGTATTCAAGACTTATTATTTCTAGAAAATAGAGATAGAAAGTATGACCAAAGTGTATACCAATTAAGAGGTATTTACAATGTCCAAGATATAGACTTTGACTTAACACAATTTGGCTTATTTTTAGCTAACGACACACTCTTTATTAACTTCCATATGACGGATATGATTGATACGTTAGGAAGAAAACTAATGAGTGGTGATGTTTTAGAACTACCACACTTAAAAGACTTTCATCCTTTAGACGAATCATTAACAGGTTCATTAGCTAGATACTATGTTGTACAAGATGCGGCTAGATCAGCAGAAGGATTTAGTCCTACTTGGTATCCTCACTTATGGAGAGTTAAAGCTACTCCAATAGTAGACGGACAAGAGTATAGAGATATACTTGGAAAAGATAGTGATAGTAGTAGTTTAAAAAGTTTACTTTCTACATATAAAAAAGAATTAGAAGTTAATAATGCTATAATACAACAAGCAGAATCATATGTTCCTAAATCAGGTTATGATACTGAAAAGTTTTATGTAGTTCCTACTAACAAAGATGGATCAGCGGCGAATCCAAAAGGTAAATCAGCTGATGATAGTAATGCTAAAGCAAGTTCTACTCAAACAGGAGCAGATGAAACTTTAGTAACACCAAGAGGAACTGGTTGGACTGGTGGTTACTTAACTGGTGACGGATTAGCACCTAACGGTTTTCCTGTTACTCCTGCTATACAATTTCCAACAAGTCCTAGAGAAGGACAATATGTATTAAGACTTGACTATATGCCTAACAGATTATTTAGATATGATGGTGTACGTTGGGTTAAAGTTGAAGATGCTGTTAGAACTAAACTTGATGGTACTGGTGATTCACAAAGAGATTCATTTATCAACTACAAAGGAACGTATGCTGATAACAAAGGTAAATCACAATCCGGAAAAACTGGATTGAGCAAAGCACTTGAACCAGAGGAAGATTAATATGGAAGATGTAATCAAAATAGTTTCTGAATACTTAGACGTAGACAATGTTAAACCTGAATCACATCTTGTTGATGATTTAGGTGCTGATGAGTTTGATACTATTGAACTAATAATAAAAGTTGAACAAAGTTTAGGTATAAAAATTCCAGAAGCTGATAGCGATAACGTAAAAACAGTACAAGACCTTATTAATGTAGTACAAGGAAATCAATAATGAAAACTTTTTTCTATGATGAGCAAATTCGCAGATTTATTTTACAATTTGTTAGAATGTTTTCTCATTATCAAGTCGAATATGGTAAAGATAGGGACGGAAACGTAACACTTTATCAAGTACCTGTACGTTATGGTGATGCTAGTAGACAAGCATCTGCTATTATGAAACATAATAGTGAAAACGGAATACCTACAGTTCCTCTTATGACTTGTTATATTCAAGACTTACAATACGACAGGGATAGAATGCAACAACCTAGTCATGTAGATAAGTTACAAGTTCGTACTAGAGGAATAGATGAAAACACAGGAGCATATACTCAACAGCAAGGACAGGCTTATACAGTAGAACGTCAAATGCCTACACCTTACAGATTAAATATGAATGTTGATATATGGACTTCTAACACAGAAACAAAATTACAATTATTAGAACAGATTTTAACTTTGTTTAATCCAGATATGGAGATACAAAGCACAGATAATTATATTGATTGGACTAGTTTAAGTTACGTTGAGCTTACTGGACAATCATTTACAAGTAGAAGTATACCATCAGGTACAGAAGACCAAATAGATATTGCTACACTTAATTTTAGTATGCCTATATGGTTAAGTTTACCTGCTAAAGTTAAAAAATTAGGTGTTGTAAGGTCTATACGATCAGGAATACATAGTAATTCAGGTACAGTTAAAGATCTTGATATGGGTTTACTTTACGGAGATAGAATTCATATGACTCCGGATCAATACGGAGTAATATTATTAAATGGTCAAGCACAATTAATTGATGCGGCAGATGCCACAGTAGAAACTGGTGGTAGTGTAGCACTTACTGAAGTTGTTAGTAGACGTAAAGAACACGGAACACCTACTTGGAAGACTGTTGTTAATGACTTTGGACAATTAATAAGTGCCGCGAAGGCCACTCTTGCTAACGGTACTAGCCAATTACGTTTTTCTACAGATGTTGAAGGCCATGAAATAGTTGGTACTGTAGCACATCATCCTACAGAAGATGATATACTATTGTTTACTGTAGACGCTGATACTATTCCTACTAACTCATTAGGAGCCTTAGATGCTATTGTTAATCCTCAAAAGAATGGACCGAACACAGGTTTAATAGCACCAGCAACAGGACAAAGATACTTGCTTATCAAAGATATAGGTTCTGCGGGTAATACTGATGGTGCTGATGCTTGGAAGGGCACTAATAACGAAGATTTGATAGCCTCAGCGAACGATATAGTACAGTATGACGGTACTAAATGGACTGTAGTATTTGACTCTTCAACTATGAAAACAGAAACACACTACCTAACTAATAGTAAAACCGGAATTCAATATAAATGGGACGGATCAAAATGGATAAAAAGTTACGAAGGGGAGTACGAACCAGGAAGATGGCGTCTAGTCCTTTAGTAGGTGTAGGCTGTTTCTTTTGGTCAAGGAAAACAAAACGTTTTCTTTTTGTACTTCGAAATACTAAAACATATAAATTTAATTGGGCCTTAGTTGGTGGTAAAGTAGAGTTTAAAGAAACTGTTTACCAAGCTATGTGTAGAGAAATAGAAGAAGAACTAGGTTCTTTGCCTGATATTATTAAAAGTATACCTATCGAAAAATTCACACACACAAAAAATAACTTTATATATGAAACTTTCGTTAATATAGTAGAAGATGAATTCATACCTGAATTAAATCACGAACACGTTGGGTATGCTTGGGTAGATGTTGATCATTTTCCAAAACCTTTACATCCAGGTTTATATCAAACTTTAAATATAGATTCTATTAATGAAAAAATTAAAACGTTAATTAGTCAGTGGAGCGATGATTAAACGACCCAATATCTAATTCACTAGTGAATTGAGGGTACGTTATTTTTCTAACATTCTTATACCAATTATAATCACCAGGGTAACCATTTACATTATTATCAACTATAGTAAATGATATTTCTGGATAAGCACTAAAAATTTGGCACATATTTCTTTCCCACTTTTCACTAGTACTTGTATGATCTTTTGGAGCATAACCAGGCGTTCCAGCATAGATATTAGCATTGTATCCTGGTCCACCATGTTGACCTTCGTATCCAATCATATATATGTTTTTATGATTATCAAATGCGGCCAAATAAACAGCAAGAGCACCAGCATTCATTCTTACATTGTGAGGTATTAAATGAAATTTACCTGGGTGTTCTAAACAACGTTCAGCTGACGAGTATACAATACCGTCCACAGCATATGGTTTATCATAATATTCTTTACTGTTAGCAAGTTCTCCACACATTTCTCTACCTAATCCAATTAAAAAATCAGGTCTAAAGTTTCTATATAAAGCATTACAACCATAAGTTTGACAAGCCATTGAACCTAATAGTCCGCCTCTATGGTTTTTTAGTAAGCCTATATTGAACTTGGCTCTACTTTCGCCATTGCCAATACACACAGCATAACCCATATGAGTATCATTAAAGACTGTTCTGGGTATCCATTCACGTGTTTCTTGGCGCTTTCCACCTTCGTATTTTACTGATGTTATGAAAAACTGCCCTTCGTAATTTTCTGAAGTGTTTCCGAGCATAATATTAATTATCGATCCTTGTGTTGATAATACTATTTATTGGTTTAGAATAACCATAAAAAAAGGGCGACATAAAGCCGCCCTTTTCCAATTAAAAATTGTTTAGCTTACATTCTGCCAACAACGATTTCAATCATGCCTTCTTCACCGTCGAAGCTCTCTAATGCTTTTCCAATTACGGAACCCATTTTCGGATCTTCTTCAGCTCTTGCTCCACCGTTACCGTTACTTACCATCATGTCGCCTTTTGATACTTTTCCTGTAACTTTACAAGGAACTCTACCAACTAATGCTACAGAACATTTGTTCTCAGCATCCATTTCAGCGTTCATTAAGTAAGCTGGGTTAGATGTAACAATACCAGCAATTTTTCTACAGCCGTCTGTGTCACACATTGTAACTTCATGTGATCCACCAAATCCAACTACTGTACCTGGAGCATACTCGGCGTCTGCCGCGTAACACTCAGCCAAGTCAGCATATTGAGCCTGTGTAGCTGTACCAGTTAACGTGTCTACTCTCATATTAGCATATGAAGAAACAGTTACGTTACCAGCTGTTGTACCGTCTTCTGAAGTGTTAATTGCCGCGAATTGATCAGCACTTTCGTCCCAAATCATACCCACGTTAGCACTTGATCCACGCTCTACGATCCAACCTGAATCATAAGCAGGAGAACCAGATTGTCCAGTAGCCCAAATTTGTAATGGATCTTCAACAGTTGTGTTAGTTGAACTAACAGTTGTAGTAGAACCGTTTACAGTTAAGTTACCTGAAACAATCATGTTTCCAGTACAAGTTGTAGCATCATTCAATTGAATAATACCAGAACCGTTTGATTGAAGTACTAAATTTTCATTAGTAACATCGTTTTTAACACTATTACCAACAATAGTTACGTTCGCCGCTTTAGCACCATCTGGTAATAATACACCAGTTGCTGAATCATCAGCGTGAGCATTGATACCAACACCAGAGCCCATTGTAGTTGCTCTTAGTAATTGGATACCTGATCCACCGTCTAGTTGTAATATACCTGAGCCTGAACCACCCGCTACTTTTAAGTTTTGGTTAGCATCAGTACCCATTGTAATAGTACCAGAGTCATCTTGGATAACTTCTTTACCGTTAACGTATAATGATCCTTCGGAAACATACAAGTCTCTCCATTGAGCGTTTGAGGCACCCAAATCAAAACCTGTTGAACCGTTGGAGTTAACGTTTGGTATAAAGCCAGCACTTGTAACTTTAGCAATCGCCGTTCCAGCCGCTGTAAACTGAATTTCATCAGCATCAGTAGTTGTTTCAACGTTTATGTGTGTATCAGCATCAGCATCTTGCATCGCTGTGATAGTTGATGTAGTAGTTAATACTCTAGCATCAATTACATCACCACTAGCAGGAGCTTCTGTGAATGTTAATGTAGTTCCACTTACCGCGTAAGCTGTAGTTGGAATCTGTACAACACCGTTTAGTGATACAAGTGTAGTTGACGTTGTTCCTGCTGAACTCAATGTAAATGTAGTATCAGATCCATCACCATTGAATGCGTCTGCTGTCATAACTGTAAAGTCAGCACCAGCGTTCCATTCAGAACCAGTGTAAATCTCTTGAGCACCGATTGTAGTGTTAAATCTATACATACCTACTGCAGGTGATCCCGGTCTTTGTGCCGTTGTACCTACTGGTATAATCATAGAGTCAGTAGCAGAAATGTGTAACGTAGCATCTGTAGTTGGAGTGCCTGTTCCCATACCAACATTACCTGTAGAACCTTCTACAAATAAAGCGTTAGCATCGTTATCAGACTCAACTCTTACATCAACATCAGCACTTGCTTCGTTAACAACAATCTCTTGTCCAGCAACACCTTCAATTATAAGTTTGCCAGATCCAGATGAAATTGTATTTCCATCTACTGAGATATTGTCAACAGTTAAAGCTGTAGTTGTTACAGTTGTACCGTCAAATGTTAAGTTAGCACTATCTTGGATTTCACCACCAGTACCAGCATAAACTACTCTACCTGAAGTTAAGTCTTCAACTTTAGCTGTTGCTAATGTTGTAGCACCGTCTACTTCTAAGTCGTTAGCCGCTGTAATTTTACCAGTTGTGTTAAGTGTACCACCTACTACAGTATTACCTGAAGCTACTGTTACTTGGAAAGTTTCACTACCTGAAGAACCAATGTCAAAAGTTGTGCCATTGAATCTAAATGTAGCCGCGTCTTCCAATGCTCCTGCCGAACCTGCAATAACAATTCTGTTATCAGTTAAGTCAGAAACTACAGCAGAGTTCATAGTAACACCACTTGAAGCCGCTGTTAAAACTGAAGTTGAATCAACTTCTACAGCAAAACTTCCTGTGCCTGAATCAGCCACAGTAGCAGTTGTATTACCTTCACTTAATCTAGTAGTACCACTTGATATTAAACCATCAACGTATGCTTTAGTAGTAGCATCTGTAGCCGCCGCCGGAGTAGCAATATTTCTTACTCTGTTAGCACCCATGTCCACAGTTTGTGAACCAGCAACAGTTACTGAACCGTTAGCCGCAAAGGCCGCCGAAGCAGTTAATGTTCCACCAAATGTACCTGAACCATCAGTATCAAGGTTTCCACCCATGTGTAAGTTTTCAGCAACACCTAAACCACCGTTAACAACCATTGAACCTGAAGAGTTCGAAGTTGATGACGTTGTAGCGTCTGCTGTTATAACACCAGTTGATGTTAATGTACCACCTACTTGAGTATTACCACTTGTCGCTGTAACAACAAATTTGTTAGTAGCAACAGTAAAGTTTCCAGCAACATCACCAGCGCCACTAATATCTAAACCAGCACCAATGTACTGTCCAGTAGTAGTTACGTTAGTTCCGTCATATGTGAATCCAGCGCCATCTTCTAAGATACCGTTAGTTCCTGCTGTTACAATACGACCGTCAGTTAATGTGCCTGAAGTTACAGAACCAACAACAATGTTGCCAGCTGTACCAGACATAACTTCTGATGAGTTAGTAACGTCTGTCAAGTAAACAAAAGCATCTGCTGAGTTATCATAACCAAAGTAGCCAAGTTTAGCACTTCCGTCATAATATCTAAATTCAATACCTCTGTCTTTACCGTCATCACTACCAGGAGCAGAATCGCCGCCTAGTGTAAAGATCGGATCGTCAATAGTTACAGTTGTTGAGTTTGTAGTTGATGTTGTACCGTTAACTGTTAAGTTACCAGTAACAATTAGGTTGTCGCCAACCGTAACATCAGAACCACTAGAAGCAACCGTGCTACCAGTGATTGATAAATCAGCCGCTGTAAATACAGCGCCATCAAAACTACCAACTTCTGTACCGTCAGTTGTGAAAGTAATCTTTCCATCTGAACCAGTATCTGAAGTAACAACACTTGTGTTTAATTTAGAGATAGTATCTCCTGCCGCCGAAACCGCGTTATCCGCATAGGCCTTAGTAGCAAGATCTAAGTTATCACTAGGTGTATAAGATGTATGAGCTCTTATCTGTATAGCGCCAGCAGTTGTGTAACCTACTGTAAGAACTTCAACGTCTGATCCACCACCATTTGCTTGAATGATAATAGCACCATCTTCTGAACCATTTGATACGTCAGTCGCTACACCTTTAATTTGAGCAAAGGTATGAGCGTTGTCGCCATCGTCTTTACCTTTAAAAGTGATTTGACCTAAAGAATCATTGTCAGCCACTGAAGCAGATTGTTTTTCGAGCATAATTTCTGCTCCCAATCCGTCAGCGTTTGAGTTAAGCATTCTTAACTGAGGTTTAGAACCACCTGATTGAGACATTAAGATGTCTGAACCAATAGTACCGTTTACAGTAATGGCGTCCGCCGCGGCGTCACCTAATACTACAGCACCGTTTAGTGTAGTAGTTCCAGCAACCGTAACAGTAGTATCTACGTCTAAAGCACCACCCATATGTAGGTTTTCTGCTAGACCCATACCACCGTCAACAATTAAAGCACCAGTAGTATTTGATGTAGAACTTGTAGTATTGTTTAAGTTCGTTACACCAGTTACGTCTAAAGTACTTCCAACAGTTACGACACCTGCCGCACTTGCTGTAAAGTTACCGTTAACTGATAACTGCCCAGTTGATGTAGTTGTTCCTCCAATGTGAACGTTTTCAGCAACACCCATACCGCCATCTACAACAACAGCACCACTAGTAGTATTAGTAGCGCCTGTAGTAGCGTTAAAGTTAGCTTGTCCTGAAGCATCAAGAGTACCAACTGAAGTGTTACCAGTAGCTTGAGCAATAGTTGCCGATCCTACTGTTAAAGTCGTTCCATCGAAAGTAAAGTTTCCGTCGTCTTCGATAGCACCTGAAGTACCAGCAATAACGACTCTGTTATTAGTCAAATCAGTTACACTAGCAGATGCCATTGTAACGTTTGAAGCACTAGCTGAAAATACAGTAGTTGAATCAATTTCAATAGCAACTGATCCAGTTCCACTGTCATCAACAGTAACAGATGTGTTTCCTTCTAAAAGACGTGTAGCTGATCCTAATTGTGAATCAACGTAGGCTTTAGTAGCCGCGTCTTGTGCCGACGATGGATCAGACACGCCAGTAATTCTATTACTGCCAAGTGCCAAATTCCCCGCCGGGTTAATAGTAAAATCTCCTGAGCTCGTAGTAATTCCATTCGAGTCAAGAGTGGTATTGTCAACAATTAATGAACCAGCTTGAAAAGCCGCATAAGCCGATAATGTTATATTTCCTGCTGTTGTACCTGCTTCAGATGTTGTCGCTACAACGAATTGATCAGCACTTTCGTCCCAACCAATAAACACGTTTGTATCGTCACCACGTTCAGTTACAAGACCGGCGTCAACCGCTCCTGAACCTGAAGCACCAGAGGATAATACCATTAAAGGATCAGCTACAGATGTATTCGTTGAATCAACTGTAGTAGTCGTACCATTAACTGTCAAGTTACCAGATATTGTTAAGTTTGAACCATAAACCATAGACGCCGCTAGTTTACCAGCCGTGACCGCGTTATCCGCAATCTTAGCCGTTGTAACCGCTGAGTCTGTGATCTGATTCGTTTTAATTCTAGTTACAGGCATAGTTCCACAACTCCTTCTTTAATATTAAAGTATTTTGCAAGTGTATTTATTCGTTTTTGGGGAATTAGTACACCTACTGTTAATTTTTAGATCCCTAGGAGACCGTGTAATTTTGGAGCATTACTGCCACCTTGCTTTATGTAGAATGTACATTATAAAGCTCGATATTATTATTTATCGGAATTATGGAATATTAATATGATCAGGTTTAATTAGTGGAGATCTGGGTTAGCTTACAGTAGCATTTTGACGGGCTAATACCACCCAACCAGTGGATTGATAAAGTAGTGTGATAGTGTCCTCAACATCGTTGAATACAATTTGTGTTCCGTTTACAAAGCTAGTTGGAGTAACAGTAGCATTACCACCGTCTACTTTCATTGATATTATTTTAATTTGTCCTTCTGTGCCGTTTGCTAGTGTATAAGCATTAGAACCGGTTGTTGTTAGTAGTGTAGCTGTTTCTGTTAAACTTATTGCTCCTGGGCCTGTAATATTTTGTACATTATGAGTAAGACCACTTATTGTTGTTGCTGTACTTGTTACTGTTATCCTGTCTGTTCCTGCTACTGTTATACGAACAGTATCATCATCTGATGTACGTTCTACTTCAACTTTTGTATCAGAATCAGCGTCTTGAATCCTATCTAAATATGTAATACTTGAAAATACTTTAGCACTTATTCTGTCACCTACTACAGGTGCTGTTGTAAATGTTAATGTTGTTCCACTAACTGTATAATCTGTTGTTGGTTCTTGTACCACACCATTTAGTGTTACGATTACAGTATTAGTTGAAGCACTATTACTTAAAGTAAATGTAGTATCACTACCATCGCCATCAAATGTGTCATTGGTTAATGTTGCTGTGTCTGGGTCACCAACTCTTACCCAAGTACCATTTTTATAAACTTCAACTATGTCTAAAGTTGAGTTATATCTAATTTCGCCTTCTTCTGGTGAGCTTGGTCTTTGAGCTGTTGTACCATAAGGTAACTTCATACTTGAAGTAGTATTAATCTTAACAATACCTGTACCTTGAGGATCTAAAATTAAATCATCATTAGTAGGCGTTGTTAATGTAGTGCCTTCTGCTGTTATATCTCCTAAAGAACTACTTGCTCCACCAACACCAAAAGTTCCTGTGTATCTAGCTCCTGAAACATAAACTGACTTGCCTGTAAAGTTTACACCATTAGGTAAATTACTACCAATAAAGTGTACAACACCAGATTGGTAATCAAAGAACCATTCGTCATTGTTACCAGAACCTGTAGCAAATACTTGAGTTCCTCCACTTGCGGCGTTGGCCGCATCACCGGAAGTATGTATATAAACTTTTAACTGATAAGTTGAACCTATCTCAGGTGGAATCCAATCTGTTAATCCTGTTTTCCAAGTTCTGTTAGCGGCCGCTGTACCGTCATTAGTACATTCATCTGGAAGACTTGTAGGATAAACTGTTACTACCGCTGTATTAGATCCTGGCATAACAGTAGGTATATCACTTGCTTGTTGCCAAACTTTATCTCCTCTTAATAGTAAAGGAGATGCTATAGCTTCGTTAGGTGCTTTCTTGGCCGCATTGGTATCAGTTTTAGTAGCACCGTAACCTAACTTCTTCCAAAGATAGTCTACTTTTTTAGCGTCTGATATAGCCATCTTTAAGCATCCTCAATTTCTAAAGCAGTAATTGAATCACCACTTACTAATTTGATTCTAACTAAAACAGTATTACCTGTAGTGTTAGCCATATTCTCAGAACCAAGTGTTAATGTACTACTTTCATTTGATACTGTTGAACCTGTAGTTACTCTATCTCCTGGTGTATTAGCACAACCATTTGATCCGTTACCACCTGCTCCTGTATTACTACCAGGAACACCTGATCCAGCGTAAGTATCTGTAGCATCTATCCAGCCATTTAAACCACTAGCACTATCAATAGCCGAGCCTGGTGCCGCAATCCATACACCTGATAGTTTTCCGCTAAATTTAAACTTAAAGTTAGCCGCCGGTGTTCTACGGAAAGCAAAAGTATAATATTGTGCTCCACTTCTTCCTGAATTTAAATCAGGACCTACTGGTAAGTAACCAGAACTTAAATCTGTTGTATAATGTTGTAGTGTACCAAATCTACAAATTGCTTCTTGTGTTCCTGCTACTGTAACAGCACCACTCCAAGCATTACTTGTATAATAATTTGTACTTCCTGTGAAACTAGGTGTATCACTAGCAGTACCAAAACCTGTAATTCTTACGCCATCGTCTGTATGTGTACTTCCGTTACCTAAACTATCTTCTACTGGAATACCTGCTTCGTTATCCATAAGTGTTAATGAGTTTGAGTATAACTGAATATTTGTACTTGCTGTACTGTAAGAACTTGTACCATTACAGTTACTAGCTCTCATTTTAATTTGTTGTACAGCACGTCTTTGAGTGTTAATAAGAGGTACTGTTAAAACTCCTAAAGTATAAGCACTTCCAACACCTGTGTTTACTTTTGGTATTCCACTATCTAACATTGTTGTACTACCATCAACATTAGCGTATGTAAAATTCAAATTTGATATAATTGAACCTGATGTTCCTTCTTGGTTACTTCCTGGATCAACTTCAACTGGAGAACTTGTATCTCTGTATGCTTGTCCAGTAAAGTTTGCCACTGTGGCTCCTGTAATAGTAACACTTGGAGAACCTGTATTATAATAAGGTATTCCTGAAATATATCTTTTAGATCCTGCTGTGCCTTCTGCTATTGTTCCTATTGTTGCTGTAGGACTTGACGTCATATCATCTTTAACAATGTGAACTACATTAGTGTTTCCACCTCCTGAACTTTCCAGTCTTTGAGCACTAGATCCAATACTATAATCAGATAATGCTTCAGTTATTTTTGCTGTTGCTACAAGATATGCTCTTTGTGGGTAAGAAGAAACTACTTGATCATAATCTCTATGATTTGTTATTACCAACGTGTCATCTGTTGTATTATTAGCACCACCTTCTGATGTTGTAAAAGTTCTAGCACCTTTACTTACATTATTAATTTTTGATGTAAGTGTTTGATTTGTACCATCATAGTGGTTAGTTATAAAGTTTGACACAGTATTTGTGTCAAGTGTAGAAGTACTTGTATAACGTCTAGATGTTGATGTGCTTAACGAATCTCCTGGAGATTGAGATGTAAATGAACTTGTATTGTCTGTAAATCCATGACATAATTTTGGTGAACTACCTTGGTATGAATCATTTAATGTTAAACTCTTAGTACTTAAATTTGCCGGTGCCGACGGAACAGAATTCATTTGGAATGTTATTCCTGTATATGAATCTGATTGTGCTGTTATGTCTGGTGTAGCATTTACTGTAAGATTTAAATTATAATTACCTGATGATTTTCCAGCATAGTTATGAGTTATAGCATTACCTACTGTACCTGCTGTTGATCCGTCTTCAGTTGGTGTATCATTAGAACTTCCATCTGCCCAGTTAATTGTGTAACTAGCGGCCGGTGAACTTACTACCGGACTAACAGCATTAGTCATTGTAACTAACGCTCTATTGTTTCCATCTAAGTCTGTATAATCATATATGTCGTATTGGTTATCACTATTTCCTGTGCTTACTGTTACAGCTGATGCTGTAGCACTAGCTCTCATATCTGGTTCAACGTGTACTGTAAAGTTTGAACTACTAAATGGCGAACTAGAGTGGTCACTTAAAACTTCTAACTTACCTGTGTAGTCTACAGCCGTTCCTGAATTTTGATTTGAATTTGTTAGTTGGTATGTATGATTTATTGTTCTGTTTGTATCACCAGAGGAATTTGACCCAGTATTAACTGTTGATGTTGTTCCATCACCCCAAGTATATTTGTATTGAATTCCGTATGTTGAATAAGAACCAATTGTATTTTCTGTAGTGTTTGTAAATGTTACAGGGTGTCCATTTGTTCCTGATTCGTTAATACCACTTGTACTCGACAACGTTACTGTTGGAGTATGTGTATCATAAATTTTGTTTGATGTTGTATTTGATGTAGGTGTGTCACTTGGCAATGCTGTACTATGACTATCAAGTGTTAACCTTACTACTCTTGTTTGTTCTTGTTCAGTACTTGCTGTAAATGTGTGAGCCAGTCTTGCTCCACCTGATCCACCTGCTGACGAATCACTACTAATAACATCATCTGATTCGCTGTCGCCCCAATCCCAAGTATATTGAACTGTTGCTCCACTTGTATTTGTTGTATTATTCTGGAAGTAAACTGTAGCACCATCGTCCCATTGTGTAATAGGAGAGCCACCTGTTGGGTTGGCGTATGCGGCAAATCCTGTTGAAGGTGTTGCTGTGTATATAACAATATAACTAGCTCTTGTTTTGCTTACACTTGAACCTGTTCCACTACCACTATTATTTTTTGCTGTTACTGTTACAGTAAAAGGTGAATTAGTGTTTGAATTGTAAGTATGTGAAGGTGTGCTGTCTGTTGTATTAGTTGTTGCTGTTTCTCCAGTACCCCAATCAATATCATAATGTGTAGGATTACCGTCTGTTGAAATTGTAAGTGTTACGTTTAATCCAGCACCGCCTGTTGTTACGTTTGCTGTAAAATCAACATTAGCAACGGCAGTATTATTAATGATATTATTTGTTAATTCGTTTAAGTCGTCAATAGCTGTACTAACATTAGTAGTATCTGTCCAAGTAGAAATAGAACCTGTTGGATATAATGAACTGTCATCTGGCCAACTTAATGTAACATCTCTACCAGTAACTAATCCGCCACCACCAACATCTACCCAGGATAAGTTTCCTGAACCGTCTGTTTTTAGTACTTGGTTTGAGGATCCACCAGTTATTGTAATATCACCAACAGCACCTAAATCTAAGTCGCCACCAACCGCTCGGATTGATCTTCCTTCTAAGGTAATGTTATCTACTTGTAAACTTTTTGTGGGGGAGTTAGTGTTTATACCAATACGGTCATTGACTACATCTATGTATAATAGGTCTGTTTCAAATGCTATATCGGTACCTAATCGCTCAAGGTTAGCCTTAAGCATAGCACCAGAAATTCTTCCAATTGCCATTTTATCTCCTTCACCTCATTTCATTCCAGGGTGAGCCCGGGTATAATATAACAGAGTTACTCTGCTACATTGTTATTTATATTAATAATCAATGTAAGTTTCAATCGTGCCTTCGCGGTATAAATCCTGTGTAATACAATGTACTCCGCCGTCCCAAAAATACCTATGTCTAAAGTTGAATACAATAGGCTCTACGTTATGGCGTTTAAAAGCGTCAAATATCTGCTTATTGTAGTTGTTACATATTATTAAATTCTCATTTATTGACAGCATATTAACATCAAATATTGTTTCTTCTACATATCCTACCCAATGATTTAACCACTGATTAACAAATCCAATAAGCTCTAAATTATTCTCTTCTCCAGGCACCCACCATTTGCCATCCACTTTTTTCTTAACTTTATAAAAGTCAGATAGTGTATCAAACGGATTTTCAGGTACTGTTATAACTTCCCAGCCTGGAAATGTTTTAGTATAATCTTGTACATCTCCAAGGGTAATTATTAGTCCAGGTTTAACTACACAAAAACTACCATCACTATGATATCCTCTATGAGAAATATGTACTCTAAATCCTTCACTTTCCCATTTACTTTTAATTTCTTCTACATTTGAATTGTTAAATCTGCTAGGATCATTTACAATGTAATCCCAAAATATATCTTTACCTACTCTACAAATATTAGCTGTAGTTAAAAGTGATCCTTGATCGCTTCCTTCCCAATCTCTAATAAAAGTATTACTAGGATCTATATTTTTAAAAATACTTTCGTACATACCCCTATGTCCATCAGTACCATATATAGTTTCTCCTACTACAGCATAATGATCACGAGGTGTTACAGGTGGATGTACTTCTTCAATTAAATTAAAATTATCTTCATTGAACTCTGGTCTATAAGTTGTTACACCATGTTCTTTTAATATAGATTCTAGTTTTTGGAAATCTTCTTCTGTTTCGTCTGCTATTCTTTTTAGAGGATCTAAAACTTTAGGAATAGAAACGTGTTTTGTAAAATAATCGCTAGTGAAATGTTTACCTAGTAAACAATGTTTTAGTTGATGAAATGTAGCATATCCCTTGATAGGAATCATGGACTAACCTACTATGCTAAAGTGCCAGTTACCGTACTGTCAAATCCTACAAGAGCATAAACTCTATGAGTGTTCGGTGGAGCACTTGTAAATGTAATATCTCTACCTGAAATTGTGTAAGCCTGATCAGGCTCTTGTACAACGTTACCTACAACAACAATAACATTATTTTCGTCTGCTGGTGCTGTAGTAAAAAAGTTATTAAAGGCTGTAGTTGACCCGTCACCAGTTGTAGTTCCGTCTTTAATAACAGATAACGTACCTTGTGGTGTTACAGATCTAAAAGCAGAACCATCGTAGTATTCCATTCTATTTGTAGTTTCATTAAAACGAAATGTTCCTTTACCAGCAACAGCTGGTCTTTCTGCTGTAGTACCAGATGCTGTAGAAATTCCTTTTGATTTGGACTTTAAAAAATATCCCATTTTTAAATACTCACGTATGAAACTGTAGCATATACTGAAGTCGCCGCTGATGCTTTTGCTTGTATTGTATCACCATTTGATAATACAATTTTTTCAGCACTTAAAATATATGTGTCGCTACCATCAATTGACAATTCTTTAATAATTCTATTAGTAGCATCTGCTGTGCCACCGTTTGCTACAAGATGAACATCAATAGTTCTTGCCGCCGCATTATCATTTGTAAAAAATATCGATGTAGTAGCAGAATCATTAGTACTAGTATAAACTGTACCTATGCTTGTTCCTAAAGTTGCTTTTGCTAACGCCATTTTCTTTTCCTAAAATATCAATCCGTATACGATTGCTTTACTCTTACTTACCATTTCTTGTGCCGCTCCTGATGGAGGCTGAACAAAAACGCCTGTCCCACCACCGCCTGGTGCTTTAGCATAAACTAATGATTTTCCTGAAACCGCACTTGGATCACTTGTTTGTGTCATTCTTAAAAGGCCATCAGTTGTAACATTTCCAGTAACATCTAATGTTGTTGAGATAGTCGCCGCTCCAGTAACACCTAATGTTGTACCATCAAATGTTAAATTTGCTTCACCTTGCATAGCATTTGACCCTGTGATTGTTGTAATAGTGTTATCAGTAGATCCAGTTAAAGAAATACCAGACCCAGATACACCATCTACATAGCTTTTAGTAGCTACATGATCATTTCCTGTAGGTGTTGCCGCGGCTAACTTTGTTAAAGAACTGCCTTCTTTAATAGTCCAACAATCAATACTATCATCATATAAAAAAGTTACGTTTGTTGCCGTTCCTCTTTCTATTTCAATACCAGACGTTGTTGCTGTAATACCAGCACCAGTTTCGTCTTTATTTAAAACAATAGTATTATCAGAAATTGTAGAGTTAGTTGTTTCTACTTCAGTTTTAGTACCTTGAACAACAAGATTTCCATCAACTGTAAGTGAATGTGTCTTTACTGTGACATTAGAATCTGTACCAGTAGTGGTAATCTTGTAATGTCCGTCGAAACGTTTTTCTGAAATTTTTGCCATTTTTAATTATCCTTATACATTATTTATTTCTTTTTCGAACTGTTCAAAATCTATTTCTCTGTAATTAGACACTTGATTCCACTGATCTGGGGTAAAATTGTTCAATGGTGCCACTCTAGCGAAGTTTATTTTGTCAAATTCTAGCATTATCTTACGAATTTGCTCTACCCAATTCATATAATATATAGCACCGGCTGTTTTAGGCTTATAAGCATTAGTTCCAGCATATACATTATTAATATCATTATCACTAGCACCTACACCCATTAAATCTACACCTACAAAGTAAACATACATATGATTGATATCCGGGTTTTCTGTACCACCTCCTGGCTGACAAGCATACCACAAAGCTACTGATCCACTACTGTACCCCCAACACGCTTCTTCAATTCTTCTACTAGATCTGTTAATATGATCTTTAGTTTGCCATTTTCTATCTGAATGACATTTAATTTCTTTTCCAGGTCTTCTAGTATAAAAAGGTATAATAGCAGGTATATTTTTTAAGTATTCAGGATTGATATCTGTTAATTCTATTTCTTCTCTTATTACGTCATCAGTAGCAACAAGAACATCAGGAATAAAATCTCTATAAAGAGCATTACACCCATATATAGTTCCTTTACCTCTTAACCTAACTAAATCGAATTGTAATCTGGATTGGCCATTGCCTATTACAAATGCTCTACTCATTATGTTCCTTCAAAAAAAATGACTGCTAATAATATTAATTAGCAGTCATTTAAAATTACGATTTTGTATCTGAATTAGATATCTTAAGCGTCTTCTGTTAGATCGTCGTCATCAGTTCCTGATAATGTATTGTCATCACCAGCTTCTTCCATTCTAACAACACCTGTAGCCGCCGCTCCAGTTAATGCCCATGATAATTTTTCGCCGTCTAAAGCGTTAGATCCAGTAGCACTTGGAGTCGCTAAAGTAACTGTACGACCTGAAATTTTGCTCACGCCATAAGTTTCTGAATCAGCACCTTGTACTGAAATTGACATTTCACCAGCACTTAAAGCCGCCGGTAATTTTCCTGTAGCAAGTGTACAATCAAAAGTTCCTGCTGTTCCAATTTCTTCAACACGGAATTTTTTTGAACCTAATTGCTTAACGATATAACCTTCTTTAACAGCAGAGCCGTTATGAAAGTTTACTTTGATTTCTGAACTTCCAGCTGTCGGGCCTGTGCCTTCTACACCGAAAAATCTTTTGTTAATTGGTCTTCCCATTTTTTTTCTCCTATATAAGTAGTCCTATCTGGGTTCTATCCAGTACGCTGTGGGTTAAACAGCATAAGTCCGCCTCGCGGCACACTATTTGACAATATTATTTATCTGCTTTTGGCTTAGAACTAGGCTTTGCTAATGGTCTAGCAACACTATCTTTTGAACGTTTTCTAAGTACAGCTAAAGCACTTACTTTACGTTTTAGTTCATCTAAGGGTTTCTTTAAATCCCATTTAAAGTTCATATCACCCTCCTTATTGTTAAAGTTAGGTGCGTTCCTTCGCTTATGCTACTTCCGGCCTAATGGCTGAACGATAAGAATATTTAGTCAAGAAAAAAGGCCCGAAGGAGCAACAACGAGCCTTTTTAAAAAAATAAGCAAAGTAGGGAGGACTCGGTTACACCTCCAACCCCTCGACACAGATACCTGTCTGAATCCAGGGAGCCTAGTTCCACTCGGGAGAGCGATGTGACTCAGCGTATTTCTACTACCAAGCCTGGGTACCACCCCTAACTAGCCTAGTTCGACCCTCTGGTAAGAGCCTCTTCCTAGCACTACAAACAAAAGCTAATTACTCTTTTGTTGCTTATGTATATAATATAACACAAGTACAACCTGAAGTCAACCTTTTTTTATTTTTTTTTGGATTTTTTGGAGAAAGATATTTTAGTCAAAAAGAAAGGCGCCTAAGCGCCTTTCTAATATTAGCTATTAAGCTCGATGCTATTAAGCAAACGAAATGTTTGACATAGCAATTTCGCCCAAGTAGTCACCAGCATTACCAAGTGATGATGCTGTGTTAGTTAATTCAACATAACCGTATCTAGTCATGAAACCAACTACTGGCTCTAAAGTATCAGGATCAAGTACTGTTCCTGAAGACATTAGAGGTACATATGGACAATAGAACGCAGCCGCGTCCGCTTCGCTTGAACCTTTGTAACCAACTAATACAGCTGAGTTATCAGCGGCATAAGTGTCTACATAAATTTTCATAGCGCCATTCAAAGTACCAACAAACTTGTTGTTTGTAGGAGCTTCAAAAGTTCCTTCAGTTGTTCTTGCGAACGCTGAAGTAGAAGCAGATTGAAGTACTGTTAGAGCTTGTGGAGAAACCACAGCCCAGTTACCAGCACCACGTCTAGTTCTTTGAGCAATTTTATTTGCTGTTCTGTTAATCAATACAGCAAGAGCCGCATGCTCGTCACCAACGTAAGTAGCAGTACCACTTACAGCAGATTGGTTGTATGTCTCTTCAGTTGCCGCTAAAGATCTTAAAGAAGTAAGAACTTCTTGGTCAATCTCAGCAGTAATTTCTTGAGCCAACGCCGCCATAATTTCTGCTTCAACGTCGATTCCGTGCATTGACTGAGCGTCTTGAGCCGCCTCAAAAGTCCAACGTGCTGATAGCTTTCTAGTTTTAGCTTCAACAGGTTGTTTTAAGATTTGGATGTTCAACTTCTTACCAGCAGAACCTTCTAAGCTAGCCGTAGAAGCACCTGCTCCTGGGTTAGCGTCGTTTCCACTGTAAGACTCAGCAATTTTGAACGGTGATAATGCTTCATCGCCAGCTGTGATGTTTGTAGCACCGCCAGTTGTTGTATCAGCATATCTTACTCTTAGAGTATGGATTTGTCCTACTGGACCTTGCATAGGTTGTACACCAACAATTTCGTTAGCGATTACAGTAGGCATTACACGTCTGATTACAGGTAGAATCACACGGTTTAGAGTAGCAACATTACCGGCTGATGTAGCGCCAGCAGTTGCAGCCTCTTTTAAGTAGTTACGGGTGTTTTCTAAAACAACGCTCATAGTTGATTTAGAATTTCCTTCTAAACCTTCCATAAGAGCCGATTTAGTGTCATCCCAACGGCTTTCAATTAATGTATCTGACATTTTAGATGTCTCCCTTATATTTAATTTACATTCCTGCCAGCTTTTTAAGGAGTACAACCCCCTCATCAGCTTGGCTGGTGTTAGTAGTTTTATTTCCAGTAACTTCTTTACGAGCTTCAGCAAGAACTTTCTTACTTGGAGCTTCGTCTTTTAGTACTGCTGGCAAATATTTGTCGTAAGCAGATTGTAATTTATCTGTTTGGACATTCTCGAGTAAACTTTGCATTACTTCAGCCTGCTTGTTAGCAAGTGGCTTCATTAATTCATTGAGTTTTTCTTTTCTGTTGATACCCTCGTTGATTTGCTCAATCTTTGCCTTTTGAGCGTCAACTTCAGTTGTAGAAACTTCTAATTTCTCAGTTGCTTCTTTTAACTGTTTGTCTTTGTCAACAATTACTGCTTCCAATTCTTTCATTTCTTGATTTTCGTTCAAGTAACTAGTTGAATATTCAGCGGCAAATGTTTCAAACAGTTTACGACCAAAGTTATTTTCACGAGCTTGTTTGATATCTTCTTTAAGTTGAGTTAGTTCGTCTCTTAAAGTTGATGTTACAGATTCTTTAACAAGTTTACTTGCTTTTTCTACAAAGTTACCTTTGAGTTTAGCAAGTTGATCTTTTGCTTCAGATACTAATTTTACTTTAGTTTCAATGACGTCTTTTTTGTCTTTATGGAACTCAGTAATTTCTGATGCCAAGTTTTCTATTACAAACTTCTCAAGTTTTTCCATTGTAACAGCTTGAGATTTACGATCTGATCTTAATTCATTAATCTCTTCAGCTAATTTCTTAACTAAAAAGCTATTGAATTTCTCAGCCGCTTCAGACATTTTAGCATTGTACTTAACTCTGTCTTCTGCTAAAGCCTTTTTCTCAGCTACTACTTGTTCAATTTCTTGAGCCAAGTTTTCTGTTACCATCTTGTCGAGAGCCTCAACCATAGTCTGTTTATCATGCTCATAACGACCAGCAAATTCTTCACGTAACTCAGCACGAACTTCTTCTTTAACTTCAGATAATTTCTTATCCCAAGCTTCAGAAATTTGCTTACGAGTTTCGTCGTTTACTAGATCACTGTCAAGCAACGGTTTGATGACTTCTAACATATTGGTCAACTCCTAACTTTTAATTCACGGATGAGTTTTAGTACTTCATCCTTTAAGTACTTCTGCACCTTAGTATCATGCTGTGCTTCTTTGGCAATCTCTAAAACTTTATGACCATTATTCATGTTCAAAAGCCCTTCGTATATTGCCGTAGGGTAGGCATTTGGTGCCGAAGGTTGTGCCACTACATCTATAGTGACTATCTCGAATTCGCTTACCTCACCGGTAGCTTCATTGACGTTGCCGCTTCCGCGACTGCTTACTCCCAACTTAACACCGCTGTCACACATAGTTTTCACTAGTTGTCCCATTGGCGTAGGGAGAATCTTTAATTTACCAAATCCATTTGGACCGTCCATCCACATATTCTCTACCATGTGGCAAACTCTATCTAGGTTAACTTGTAACCCTTCAGGGTGGTCTACTTCGCCTAGCACACTATTGCCAGTACTGATTTGGTCATTTAATGTTTTTACTGCCGAAGCAATTTCGTTCACAGGATATACACGTTGGTTAGCATTTTTTACCCCACCTTGTATACAAATACCTTTCATGTAAAGATCTTTACCGTCGTTGGCAGATTCCATTACTAGTCCTGCTTGGTCGAACGTTAAATTTTCTTGTAATAAAGGTCTCATTTCCTATGTCCTAATTATGCTTTAGCTTTTGGTGCCGGAGACAATGCTTGTTTGGCGCCAGGCTTGTTTTTATTACCTGCGTCGCTAACTTTAGCCTTAGGTGCTGATTTAGATGCTTCTTCTTTATTAGCAGTCTTAATACCACCTGGTTGTGCTTTAGCAACAGGAGAAGCAGATGCTTCAGATGATGTTACAGGAGCAGGTGCTTTTTGAGTGTATTCAACAACTTCTTCTGTTTTATCTTCTTCAACTTTGTCTTCTTCAACTGCTTCAGCTTCGTCAACAGCTTTTTCACCTTCAACTGCTACTTCTTCTGTAGCTTCCATTTCTGGTTCCATTTCTGGTTCCATTTCTGGAGCAGGTTCTTCAGCTGGTGCTTCGTCTTCTTTACCAGTCATTTGTTCAAATTCGCTTCTTAGATCGTCAATAGCTGTTTGAAGGTCCATTAGTTCGTCTTCCATACGTTCCGCATCGTCGTCGTCCATTTTTCCTTCTTCACCATCAACGCCCATTTCGTCAGACATAGCGTCAGCGTCTGCTTCTGGCTCTTCGCCATCATCATCGTCTTCTGCTGTTATTCCAACTTCATCAGCTTTAATATCGTCAATCATATCAGCTGTTTGATCACCAGCTAAAGTTTCTTCAACTTCGTCTGTTGCTTCTTCTACAGCTTCTTCTGATTTTGATTCTTCAGTTTTTTCGGCTTCTTCAACTTTTTCATCAGTGGCTTCTTCAACTGCTTCTTCTTCTTTAGAAGCTTCGTCGATATCAGCAAGATCTTCTTCATCGATTAAGTTTTCGTAAATTTTACGAGACTCATCAACAGCGATCTCATGAAAGAGTTCCTTAGCCTTATCTTCTTCCTCATTGACTACTAGTTCAATAAGTGATTTCCATTTGTCATTCATGTTGTGACTCCTTTTCAATGAGATATGGCGCATTTTCGTAATAGTATTTACAAATATGCTATGTTAATTAGTTATAATAGCATAAAACGAGCACTTTTGGCTCGTTTCATCTAAATTAGTTATTTTTGTTGTTTTTATAAGCCTGAGTCGTCTGATTCTTTTTGCCCGTATTGTGCCTTAATTTTTTCAACCATTTTAGATTTCTCAAATTTTTTGGCATCATACATCTTTCTCAAGCTATTAAGTTGGCCTAAAGTGAGCTTACTCTTACGAGTATCGCCTTGTGCTAAAACGCTATCATCCTTTGTAGGATCATAAAATTTGTCATCTTGTTGATTTAATTCAAATAATTTCATAGTACACCTATTCTTTCTATATAAAAGGACGACCGACTTTTAACGTACCGGTTGTAATTGTTTTTAGATCACCAGAGTCGTTATTGCCCGGTTTATATAATGTAGGCATATTGCCTTTTTTAAGTGTAGACCTTGGATGTCCTTGTGCTACACGTTTTTCAGCCGCAAGTTTTAACTTTGCTTCTTGTCTTTGGCGTTTATACTGTAAATGTGATATTCCGTTTTCGCTCATACTTTTATTTAGTGATATTATATTGAAATATCTTCTGGTTCACCACCAGCGTCTGCTCCAGGTTCTGCATCTGCTCCTGCTTCAACATCACCTTCTGCTCCGCCTTCTAGGTCTCCGCCTAAGTCGTCGCCACCTAAACCATCTAGGTCAGCACCTAAGCCACCTGGTGTTAATCCAGCACTTCTAAGAGCTTTTCCGCCCATCACGTTATCTGAATCACCTTGTTCTTCTCTCCACAATATATCGTTTTGTTTCATTTCTTCTTCAGTTAAGCCTAAGAAACGTTGTAAAGCAAATCTCTTACTAATGTAAGGAACGCCTTCTGTTTGTGTGAAGTTACTAATTCTACTAGCATCAATATCACTTTGTCTGTAACTAGCAAAGTTTTGAGGCTCATTAAATTCAATATCAAATATTGAATTATCTATGTTAACACCTCTCCAACGTAACCACAATTTAAATTCACTATCAAATGTACTAGATACTAAACTTTGTAATCTCATACAGTATTGGTTAAATCTATGTTCTTGTATTAACGCTGTTCCAACTTTACCGTCAACAAACGTGTTTGATCCATCGTCTGGAGAACTAGGTAGGTATGTACTTGGAATTCTTAATCCTCTGTACAGTTTATTAGTAAAGTATTTTAAGTCTGAAATTTCACCTAGGTTTTCACCACCTGGTAATGTTTCAACTTTAGAACCTCTACCTTCTGCTGTTTGAGGAAAGAAATAATCTTCATTGATTGATAATGGATTGTAAGTAGCATCCATCATATTACTTCCGCCGCCACTTTGAGTAGGAATACGTCTTTGGTGTATTTCGTTTTTAACTCTTTCTACATAGCCCATTGCCATATGTGTTGGCATATTACCAACGTCAATGTAAAACACTCTTCTTTCAGGTGCTCTTTGAACTCTGTAAATTATAATAGCGTCTTCTAGTAATTCTTTTTGTTTGAATACTTTAAATATTGCTTCTAGTACTGAAGTACCAAATGGCCAATTGTGATCTAAACCTTCTGTTAAACTTAAATGTACAACGTGGTCTGCTTCAATTGAATTTTCTCTTACTTCTGTTTGTCTACCAGCATAAGAACTTGAATTATTAAATCCTGTTGTAGTAGAACTTGGTTGTACTGTAGCTGTTTCTGTATGTTGTGGTGCTGTTATTGTTAAGTTTTCAAAGTTAGGTGCTACATCTTTTAACACATAAACTTCAGGTGCTTTACCTTTTGCTTCGTTAACAATTACCTTAACAACATTTTGAGGTTCAACCCAAAACCATTCATAAGTTTCTGGATCTCTAATAAACGTCTGATCACCATACTTTAAAGTATTACGAAAAATCTTAAAAATTCTTTTGTTAAAATCATTTAAGCTAGTCCAATTTTTAAGTTGTTCACTTAAAACTTTTACTTCAGTTTCAGTTGGACTCTCTTTAAATTTAAACTTAAATGGTGTGCCGTTTTCCGGCGACTTCATAGTACAAAACTCAGCAAGGATATCAATAGCAGAATTTACTTCTGAATCTGAATCCATTGATTCATATTGATTGTATCTTTCAATCCTATTTGGATGTCCAATATAAACTTCAGGTAATGTACTTTGGTAGTTCTTAAAACCTAAATCGGGAGTACTTCCTCCCCTTGCTCCAATTGGGCTTAGGTTTCCTGTATCTACTGTTTTAAAATATTTTTTCCAACTCATTTTATTTTTCCTAATCCCATTAACTGGGTATATTACTATTTAGTTACGAATAGTTTGAATCCCTTAAATCTCGACTCACTCGATATGTTCGTTTTGCTTCTCCTAACAATGAT